CAACGCCCTCAATGAGACGTACAACATTCAGGAAATCGCCATCGACCGCTGGAACGCTTCGCAGCTCACGACGCAGCTTCAAGGCGATGGCTTTGTGGTTGCCCCGTTCGGTCAAGGTTATGCGTCGATGAGCCCGGCCGCGAAAGAGTTTGAAAAGCTGGTTGTTGGCGGCGCGCTTCAGCATGGCGGCGATCCGGTGCTGATGTGGATGGCGGCGAACGTCGCCAAGGAAGAGGATGCGGCCGGCAACATCAAACCGTCCAAGAAAAAATCCACCGAGCGTATCGACGGCATCGTGGCCGCGGTAATGGCGGTTGGCAGAGCGGCAACGGCCGAACAACTCGGCTCCGTGTATGACACTCGCGGAATCGTCTCGCTTGGCTTCTCGCTTGGCGAGGATCGCCATCCCCTGCCGCAATCATTAGCAACCGAGAGCGATCAGACTAAGCCCGTCGAGTGGGGCGGAAATTGGGGCGACGATGACAACTAAAGAGGAAATGACCGATGTGGACCTAAGAGCCAAAGGACTGAGCTATCGCGAACGAAAGGTTCTCATACTGCGGTACGGCCTAGGCGACGGCTACAGCTATACGCTGGAAGAAGTCGGCTACATTTTCAATGTCACGCGGGAGAGGATTAGGCAGATAGAGAAAAATGCGCTTGCGAAGCTGAAAAAGTCCACGGAGCAATCATGACGACTAAGCGGGCGACGAAGCCGAAGAAACAACCGGCCAAAAAGAAGGCGCAGGCCCTCGCTCCGCGCACTGAGCCCTCGGACCCGGAGTATAGCGGCACGCGGGGCATGTTCTATTTGCCGACGCGGAGCACGGCCGGGGTTGTCGTCACGGAAGATACGGCACTCACTCAATCAACCGTTTGGGCCTGCATCCGGGTTATCTCCGAATCCTTGGCCGGGATGCCGTGGCGAGTTGGCAAGCTGACGAAAGACGGGGCCATCGACCCGCTGGAAAGCCACCCGCTGAACTGGCTGCTGAACTTTGCCGCTAACGATGAGACGCAAGCCTTTGCTTTCCGCGAAACGCTGTGGGCCTGGGCTCTCGGCTGGGGAAATGGCTACGCCGAAATCGAGCGGGACTTCGCTGGAAGGCCGATCGCTCTATGGCAATTGCATCCAAGCCGCGTTCGAGTCGTGCGGAACGACGCCGGAACGCTGCTGTATGAAGTACAGAACTGCGATGAGCCGCCGAGCTACCTTCCGGCTCGCGATATGTTTCACCTCATGGGGCCGTCGCCCGATGGCTTGGTGGGCTGGTCCGTTATTCGGATGCACGCGCGGACGATTGGCCTGGCGATGGCGCAGGAGGAAAACGCGACCTCGTTCAACGCCAACGATTCGACGCCGGGCGGGATCCTCAAGCACCCGTCCAAGCTCAGCGACCCGGCGAGAAAGAACCTGGAGGAATCGTGGAACCGCCGGCACCGCGGACCCAGCAACCGCCGGACAGTGGCGCTGCTCGAAGAGGGAATGGAATGGACGCAGACTGGCAGCGACCCGCACGACGCTCAACTTGTCGAGCAGATGCAGCTTACCCCGTCGATGGTCTGCCGCATCTTCCGCGTCCCGCCGCATATGGTGGCGGACCTCAGCCGAAGCACGAACAACAACATTGAGCATCAGGGCCTGGAGTTTGTCCAAGACACCCTACGCCCCTGGGCAGAGCGTGGCGAGTCGGAAGCGGACATAAAGCTATTCGGGCGCAACAATCAATCGACGCTGGCCACGGTCATTGATCTGAGCGAGCGGGAACGCGGCGATACGGCGGCCCGCACGCAGCACGTCAAGGAGATGATTTTCAGCGGGGTCTATTCGATCAACGAAGGCCGCCGCTACCTGGGATATCCCGGCATTGGACCTGATGGCGATAAGCGGTACATGCAAAGCGCGATGGTCCCGCTGGAGGACGTAGGCAAGGACTTGCAGCCGCCCAAGCCGGCCCCCGCTCCCAATCCGCCAGACGAGACGCCGCCCGCCGATAACTCCCCGCTGGCCCGCGTCCAAGAGCGGAGCATGGCCGTGCTGGTCGATGCCTGCCGCCGGATGCTGAAGCGCGAGAACGATTCCAAGAACCTAGATGGCGATGCCCTGTCCTCATGGCTTGCCAGGCACCGCGACTACAGCCGGGAGATTATCTTGCCTGCCGCTGGCGTCCTGGGGGCTTGCTTCGATTCCCACCCGGCAGCCGTTGACGTGGCCGTGTCTCTATTTCTCACCAAGCACTTTGAATCCCTTGGCTCCGACCAGCCGCCAGAGGCGAAGGCGTTGGAACTGCGGGACTACATTCTGGCGGCAGCGTCCGCGAAGGGAGCAGCATGAAGTTTCCAGACGGTCAAACTTGCGAGACCTGTCGTTTCTGGGATGGTGGATGGGAGTCTGATGTAGAAGATCAGACCGAAGGAATGTGCCTTCGCTTTCCTCCATGTCAGGCAATCGAAGGAAATGTTGGCGACTTCCCAATCACTTACAACATCAATTGGTGCGGAGAGTGGGCGTCTAAGCCAGAACAGGAAAAACCATGCCTCAAATGAAATCCACCCCCGACTGGCTTCGCGCCGGCGTCTCGTCCAAAGCGATCGGCGTGGACCGTGAGAAGAACATTCTTCGCGGCTACGTGATTGCCCAAGAGGGACCGTTCAAGAGCGACGGACGAGGAGAATTCGACGAGCAGGCGCTGCAAGCAATCGTCTCGCTTGGAAATGCTAAGAGCGGCGGCCTGAAATCTCGATTCACCCACCCGGATATGAGCAACGACGGTCTGGGGAAATTCCTTGGACGTGCCAAGGGGCTACGAATGGATACGGCAATTGACGCCCGCACCGGTAAAAAAGTTGCTGCCGTTCGAGGGGATCTTCATTTTGACAAGACCGCAATGGATACACCACCGGAGGGCGGAAAGCCGCTAGGCCAGTATGTCATGGACCTCGCTGAAAGCGACCCGGATGCGTTGTCATCGTCCATTGTGGTTCAGGCGGACCAAGAGGAGCAATTAACTAAAGACGGCAAGGCGATGCTGGACAAAGACGGCAATCCGCTCCCGCCGCTCTGGCGCCCGACCGTGTTGCACGCTTCCGATATTGTCGATACAGGGGACGCTGTGGACGGTCTGCTATCGGCCAAGGTGGACATCGAACGCCTGCCCCTGGCCGTGCTGTGGAAAGGCGAACAGTTGCTTGACGCCGTATTCCTCGACCAGCCGCGAGACGTGATCGAGGCCCGGTTGGCGGCTTACGTGGAACGCTACCTCAATCGCAAGTTTGGCGAACCACCGCCCGCCGCGCCGACTCCCGTACTCGACTCCCGCCGGCTGCGGATGGATGAGATGAGGGTGTTGGCGGGGAAGATTAAGGAAAAGGTGTAATGCAAACCTACGAGCAACGGCAATCTGGTTTGGTGGTTCCCAAGGAAAAACCAAAGCCGCGAGAGCGGAAGTATAACCCGCTGGAACTGCAAGGTCCTGGAGCACGAGCGACCGCTGATGAGGCGCTGCGACTACTCTGGGACGCTATGGAGTTATCCTATCCTCCGGGCTGCCTTGTTCCCGGCAGCGAAGCCTACGAAGCCCACCGGCAAGCCTATCGCTATATCGGCGAGATGTTGCTGGGAAAGGACTGCCCGGAGAAAGAGGTGCTGACGTAATGGCTGACGAACGTAAACCAATCGGCTACCTCTATGGCAAGCCGATCTATGCTGACGACTCTATTGTTGATGGAGTCGTGGAGATTTACCTTGCGCCGTTCTCTGGAGTTGTTGTGAAGAAAGTCGCTGAGCAAATGGCAGCGAACGCTATCGCTAGAAGGCTAGTCGCTGAATCGCTAGTGGATGCGTCGCCGGAGGAGGGGATGTGATGGCACAGGTAATTGACGACTACGGAGGGGTAGCATATGGCGGACGACGGCGCGAAAAACGTAAGGCTTCGTCGCAGGTGTCGATGCGATGTCTCGACTGCCACAAGCTGAGATATGTTTTGCAGCGAGAGTTAAATCGCGCTTCGCAGCCACATTGCATGGATTGCGGAGGCGCTCTAGAGGAAATCGACACTAGCCGAAAACGCAGAGGGCTGAAAACCCTTGAGAAAGCCGCCCCTAAGCGAAAGTCACCGACGCGACGATGCCCAGGCTGCGGATTAAAGATTGAGAACAATAGTGGATTTCACAGACATATTAAAAACGCGCCGGAATGCGTAACGTACTGCCGCCAGCAACACTATTCGCAGGTTGTCCTAGGCAAGTCAGTGTTTACCGGGACGGTTCATTTGGCCAAGGTATGCAGCTCACCATATTCCAAGCCGTGGGCAGTGCTCGCAGTCGAGACCTCTGGTGTAGTTACCGAACTGCTGCGGAGCGGCAGGCGATACGAATGCACTGAATTCATTAACGATGAATTCGGACCAGTTGAATTGTGGCGACCCAGTGGAACTCCGTTGCTGGATGCCAGGCGGCCTCGATTGGAAGCTATGGCTAAAGTCGTCCGCCGTTTGAATGAGGCTAGTAATGGCTGACCAAGGCCGCAAGCTCGACGATTCCAGCCGCCGCACGTTGGAGCGATTGCGGGATATTGGCCGCTCCATCCGCGAGGCCGCGAAGGGGGCGAACGTCGCCAAATCCACGGCCCAAAAATACTTGAAGAAATCGGCCTAATAGCGTTGCACTTCGGTACAAGGAGAACGGATAAGTAAAAGCATCAGGCAGCCCGCGCTCTTGGCGTGACCAGAGCAGCGACCGCCGAAAGAACGGAAAGCGACTTTACGTGTAGAGGCGCGACCCGTTGGTTCCTCAACCAACCGGCCGCGCCTTTTTATTTGCGCGGCCCCAAGGGGTCACGCAATGAACAAGATCGACGAACTCAAAGAGCGGCTGCAATTGCTGCTCACGGAGAACGAAACTCTCCAAGCCAAGTGCGATGCCGAGAAGCGGGATTTGACGGTTGAAGAAACCGAGAAGTTCGACGCCAATCAGGCCGCCTTTACCTTCGCCAAAGAACACATCGAACGGCTCCAGGAGCACGTGGATCAGCAGCAACTCCTGCTCAAGCCGAACGGCCGCAAAACGAAGCCGGATGCGCCTGCCGAACCAGCCGAGGAAGGCGACGAGAAGCTCAGCCCCAACGGCAATCGCTACAAGCCGAAGACCACGATTCGGGCCGTCGAAGATTTCAGCCTGAGCAAGAACGGCGGCTTCCGCAGCCTGGGTGACATGGCCTGGGCAGTCGCCAAGGCGTGCAGCCGCGGCGGCAGCCTGGACCCCCGCCTGGAACGCAGCGAACGCCTCGCAGCGGCCACGACATACGGCAACGAAGGTTCCGGCGCTGATGGCGGCTTCGCGGTCCCGCCCGACTTCCGCAACAGCATCATGCAGACGATCCTTGCCGAGGATTCGCTGCTTGCCAAGTGCGATCAGGTGACGGTGGACGGCAACCAGTTTACCTGCCCGATGGACGAGACGAGTCCCTGGCAGACGACCGGCGGCATTCAGGCGACGTGGGACGGCGAAGCGGTTGCCGCCACGCAGAGCAAGCCAGCCCTGGGCGAGCGGACTATCAAGGCGAACAAGATTCGCTGCTTGGTCCCGATGACCGAGGAGAGTATGGCCGATGCGTCGGCGCTGGATTCTTGGCTCCGCAAGAAAGCTCCCGAAAAGATCGGCCACAAGGTTGATCTGGCAATCTTCCAGGGGACTGGCGTGGGCCAACCGCTTGGCGTCCTCAACAGCCCGGCGCTCGTCACGGTAAGCAAGGAAGGCTCGCAGACCGCCGACACCTTGATTGGCTTGAACGTCATCAAGATGCACATGCGGATGTACGCCCCCTGCCGCAAAAACGCGGTCTGGCTCATCAATCCTGACATTGAGGCCGAACTGCTCAACCTGTCTTTGCCGGGCCGCGATGCGGTGGGCAATGCGGTTACGGGCTGGGGCGGACTGCTCTACGTTCCGCCCGGCGGCCTGAGCGCTTCGCCGTTTGGGACGCTGCTTGGCCGTCCGGTTGTTCCCAATCAGGTTTGCGAAACCTTGGGAGACAAGGGCGACATCGCCTTTATCGACTTCACCCAATACCTAGCGGTGCTGAAGTCCGGCCCGAATCCGCGCGTGGAAACGTCCATGCACCTGTGGTTTGACCAAGACCTCATGGCGTTCAAGTTCGTCCTCCGCGTCGGTGGGATTACGTGGTGGTCGTCCACGCTGTCTGCCCGCGACGGTAGCACGACTTACTCGCCCTACGTGGCGCTCGAAGCCCGCTAAACCAACCAGCAAATCCACCGAAAGGAAAACCATATGACCATCAACGCCAACGCCATGCTCCACGAGCAGGCCAAAATCGTTTACGGGTTGGGGGCGCAAACGCCCTCGACTTCCACTTCCGACTTCGTATCTCTCAAAGGATACGAGCGATGCCATGTTCTGATTCAGGCACTGAACGGTTCGACCGTGACCGGCTCAGCGATCACGCTCGGTCAGGCAGTGGACGTTGCCAATACCAGCGGCAAGGCGCTGGCCTTCTCGACGCAGTACGCCAACACGGACTGTGCCGCGACGGACACGCTGGTTGAAACGGCCGTCACGTCCAACACCTTCACCACGAGCACAACCAACTCCAAGCAGTTGATGCACATTATCGACATCAAGCCCACGGACTTGGATGTCGCCGGCGGCTTCGATTGCGTGTGTGTGAAGGCGGCAACGGCGGTCAACACGACGCTTTCGATCACGTTCTATCTGTATCCGGCACGCTTCGCCAAGGCGACTCCGACTTCCGCAATTCTGGACTGATTATGCCTGACTGGGTTTTCCCTGAGGACGTGGACGGTTGGCTTACGCCACTTGAGGGCCGCGCGCTGGCTGATCTAGCGCGCGGCCGTACCGTCTTGGAAATCGGCAGCTATTGCGGACGCTCGACGATCTGCATGGCGCAGACGGCAAAGCGACTTACAGCCGTTGACT